CGAACAGGTTCAGGGTGGCGCGGTTGTCGTCACCTTCGCAGAAATCCCCGCCTAGACGGGGTTCACCACACCGGGCCGGGTCTTGGCAGACTGGCGGGTGTCAACGGAAAGGAGATACGCCTTGGCTATCTCGTTACAAAATCTGGTCCGAAAGGACCGTCCAAAGGTGCCGATCCTTTGCATCTACGGCACGGGGGGCATGGGCAAGACGACGCTCGCCTCCGAGTTTCCCGATGCCATTTTCATCCAGACCGAAGACGGAGCCAACGGCCTTGGCGTCACGTCCTTTTCCGAAGGGCCACTGACCAAGTATTCCGAGATTGACGCGGCGCTGAATGAGCTGGCGACCGAAGAACACCAGTTCAAGACGCTCGTTCTGGACAGCGTGACGCGGCTCGAGCCGATGATCTGGGCCGAGGTCTGCCAGCGCAACAACTGGAAGTCGATCGAAGAACCCGGCTACGGGAAAGGATACACCGAGGCCGATGGCATCTGGTCCGAGTTTTTGTCGGCACTGCAATGGCTGCGCGACAACAAGGGCATGACAATCGTGCTGATCGGGCACGAAAGCGTTCAGTCTTTCGCAGATCCGACCGGCGACAGCTATGACCGCTACGTCATGCGCCTGCACAAGCGGGCCGAGGCGCTGGTGCGCGAACAGTGCGACGTGATGGGGTTTCTGAACCAAATCACGACAATCGACCGCGAAAAGAAGGCATTCGGCAAGAAGGATGACTTTGTTGCCAAGGCCAAGGGTTCCGGCCAGCGGGCGCTTAACCTGTCACCGCGCCCCGCGTTCATGGCAAAGCAGCGCCCCGGATACGGGTTCCCTGACAAGATCCTGATCAATGCCGGCCAAGGCTTTGCGGCGCTTGCGCCGTATCTGCCGGCGACCGACGACACCACGAAAACCAAACAGGCTGCGGCCTAAACTCCAAGGAGAAATTACTATGGCGAATCTTGATGGCGGATACGACGCGACCGGCGGCGAAACGATGGGCGACCGCACCATCCTGGAGCCGGGTGAATACACCGCGGCACTGGTCAAGTCGGAGAAGAAAGGCCCGAACGACAAGGGCAATTCCATGATCGCGTGCGAGTTCGAGGTCACGGACGGCGAAAAGCAGGGCCGCCGGTTCTGGTCGAACCTGAACCTGTGGAACACGAACAGCATGGCCGTTGATATCGCACAGCGCGAACTAAACTCGATAATGCACGCGTGTGGGAAGCTGCGGATCGCAGACACCGAAGAACTGCACGGCATCCCAATGCGGGTCACGCTCAAAATCGAAAAAGGCGGCGCAAAGGCCGGTGGCGGAAACTACGACGACGCCAACCGACCGACTGCGTTCAAGCCCCTGAATGACGCACCCGTGCAACAGTCCATCACCGGTCAGCAGACCGGACAGGCTGGCGGCACGGCACCGTGGAAACGGGCGGGCTGATCTAGCCGGGACGCCGCCAACGTCCGCAAAAACCACGGCGGCGTCCCTTCACCCACATGACCAATCGAAATTCAGCCATGGGAGGGTTCCTTTATGGCACAGGATATCTACGGCCCGATAGAGGGCAGGACTGTCGCTATTGACAAGCTGGCCGGCACGTTCCGCGCCTGCATCGGATGCGGCAACGAAACCGCCACCATCAGCACGACACCGATCGGGATGCATCACGGGCACCTGACCTGCACAAAGTGCGGCCGGCTGACTGCGTATCTGGCGCGGGAACATCTCGCTGCAATGCTCGCAGCCGCCGGTGGACGTGACGCCGGAAAGGCGGTGGCGTGATGGCCCTATTCCTCATCAAATTTGAAAACCCTGAGACGGGCGAAGTTGAGAGTGAGACTAAGGAGTTTCACGATTGGACCGGGCGCGCAGAAATGGGCGGCGAAGAGGTCGGCCCTGTCATAAGTATCAGTGCCAAAGAGTGGGCAGAAGATTACGCATACACGGCCGCCGATAAAGGTTGGCACAGCGTCAAATTACTGTCGGCGGTGTCCGCATGACCGCCCTACCACCGCCCGCAATGCCAACCGTGGACGCCATCTGGCGCGCCCGTGAATCCGAGGCCGCCGAACGTCCGCAATACGAAGGCTACGGGATCAGCGCGTCCAAGCTGGGCAAGGAGTGCGACCGCGAACTTTGGTATGACCTGCGCTGGGTCTCGCCTGCGGAAGTGTTCGACGGGCGCAAGCTGCGGATTTTCGAGCGTGGGAACATCGAAGAAGATCGCGTGATCGAAGACCTCAAGCGGGCCGGTCTGTCCGTTGATGAGGTCAATCCGAACACTGGCAAACAGTGGCGGTTCGCTCTGGCGCGTGGGTTCCTGCGCGGCAAGGCCGATGGGCGCGTATCCGGTGTGATCGAGGCACCGAAGACCGTCCACACGCTGGAAATCAAGTCAGCCAGGGCCGCCGACTGGCGCGGTGTCCTGGAGCACGGACTGCGCAAGCACAAGCCCGACCACTGGCATCAACTTCATTCCGGCATGGCCGGTCTAGGCGATGATCGCGGCCTCTACGTCATGGTCAACAAAGACACCGAAGAAATCCTGACGGAGCGGATCAACTTCGAGCCAGAGGAAGTGACCCGGCAAGAGGCCCGAGTGGAGCGGCTGCTGGACGATCACATCGGCCCAATGCGGGCGTCCGATGATCCTGCGGCGTTCGTGTGCCGGTTCTGCAAACACAAGGCCACCTGCCACGACGGAGCGCCCGCACGGCGCAACTGCCGGACGTGTGTCTTCTTCACGTTTACCAGCGACGGCAACGGGCACTGCGAACGGTTCGAGACGCCAAAGCGGCCCGACAGCCAGCACAAGGGAGCGGACTGTCCTGCGCACCTGTTTCTGCCCGCCTTGGTCGATGGGGAGCAAGTGGACGCCGACCCCGAACGAGAATTGATCACCTACCGAATGCGCGACGGGTTCGTGTGGACCGATGGCGCGACCGAAACCCATATTCAAGAGAGCCAGTCATGAAGTATTTTTCAATCTGCGACGAAGCGCAAGCCATCGTCCACAGCAAGGGCGTCTATCGCCAGGTTCCCGTCTATATCCGCGACAGCAACCTTTACGCCAAGCACGGCGGCGGGTTCATCCGCCTTGCCGCGGGGTGCGTCACAAGCAGCCCGAATGTGCGCTGGTCCGAGATCGACACGCCCCACGGCGAGTGGTCCGAAAGGGGCCACATGGTCATCTACAAGCCGCATGCCGTGGCCCCTATCTTGGAGGCTGCGGAATGAAATTCACCTGCGAAACAAAGGCGTTCAACGCCGCTATGGCCGTGGCCGGCCGTGTTATCCCAGTCAAGTCACCGGTGCCGATCCTGACACACATCAAGATGGTCACGAACGATAATCGCGTCACGCTGGTCGGCACGGATGGCGACACCACATTTGAGATGGATGTTCCCGCAACAGTGCAAACCGAGGGCGCGGCATGCATCCCGTTTGCCACGCTGACCAAGTTCGTCAGCGCAGCTAAGGCGACCGAAGTAACGATCGACATGGCGGATAGCGACGCCAAGGTCAGCAGCGGGCGCAATCGGATCACGCTGCAGGTCATGGATACCCGCGACTATCCAAACTATCGGCGCGTTGAAGGTGACTTGGTGACGGTGGACGCGCCGGCGTTCTGCCACGCCTTGCGGTTCTGCACCGCCGCGGCATCAACAGAAGAAACCCGCTACTATCTCTGCGGGGCGTTCTTTGACGAAGCTGACGAATACGTCACGGCATGGGGCACCAACGGCAACGTCGCGCACCGGGCGGAAATGACCGGAATCACGACGGTAGGCGGCGGCGGGATCGTTCCGAACGCCGCAGCACTGACGATCCTTGGTGTTGCCGAGAAGCAGGATACGGTAAAGGTTATCATCACCGATATGGGGTGGTCAGTTGATGCGGGCGCGGTGCGCGTCTGGGGCAAAGTTATCGACGGGACGTTCCCAAACATGCGGCAAATGATGTCGCAGTTCCCTGGATGGTCAAACGTCGCAACCGTCGATCACGCCGAAATGACGAACGGCATCGACGTTGCCGGGTGCGGTGCGGATATCGACAGCACAAAAGCCCGCAGTTTGATCCTGAAATGCGAACAAGGCGGCGGGATTATCCTGCGCGGTGGGCGGCCGATCGGTGGCGTTCTTCACGCCGGCCGTGCCGAGGTTGACGCCAGCGTCACGGCATCTTTCGCGGGATCGTTCAACGCCAAGCTGATCCGCGACGCGATGGTGGGCCTCAAGGTCAATACCATTGCGATCGACCGGGCCGAGGCGGGTGGCCGCGATATCGACGCCATCCAGATCAAGCCGGCGCAAGCGGATGCAACGGTCCAGATGAGCGCCACCATTCTCGGGATGCGGGCAACGGAAGCGGAGTTGGCCGATGTTTGATGTGAACGAATATCGGCGGTTCATCGCCACGAAGGGCATCGCCGCAGAAAGCGTGGGTTTTGCGCCTACGGGCTTGCCTGATCGGCTGTTTGATCACCAACGGACGGCGGTTGACTTCGCGCTTGGCAAGGGGCGCGCGGCTCTGTTTCTCGATACCGGGCTAGGCAAGTCCGGGTGCGAGGCGGTCTTTGCGGATCAGGCGGCACAGGAGACTGGCAAGCCGTCGCTAATCCTGACACCGCTGGCCGTAGCGCGGCAGATGCAGCGGGAGTGCGCAGCCTTTGACGTGGGCGCGGAAGTATTCGTGCCGGGTGTCGGGTTTTCCGGGTCCGATCGTGTCCATATCGCCAACTACGAGCGGTTGAAAAACATCGACGTGGAAGCCTACGGCGCGATCGTGCTGGACGAAAGCAGCATTCTGAAATCGTTCAACGGCAGCACAAAGCGGGCACTGGTCGAGGCGTTCCGCAAGACGCCATACCGCTTGGCCGCGACCGCGACCCCGGCCCCGAACGATCACATGGAAATCGGGCAGCACGCCGAGTTTCTAGGGATCATGGGCAGCATGGAAATGCTCTGCCGGTGGTTCATCAACGACACGTCGGAGGCATCGCAGGAGTGGCGTCTAAAGAAACACGCTACGGCTGACTTCTGGTCATGGGTGGCATCATGGGCGCGGGCCGCGTCCCTGCCGTCCGATCTGGGCGGCGTGGACGAAGGGTTCATCCTGCCACCGCTGAACGTCATCCCGCACGTCATGTCAGTGGATCTGATCGCGGGTGCCGGTGACAGCCTGTTTCGGATGCCGGACCAGTCGGCAACATCGATCCATGCCGAGAAGAAGTTGACCATCGACGAACGGGTCAGCATGGCGGCCAAGATCGCCAACGCACACGATGGTCATGCGATCATCTGGTGTGAGCGTGACGACGAAAGCGCGGCACTCACCGCGGCAATCGACGGCGCAGTCGAAGTGCGCGGGTCAATGCCGCTGGACCGCAAAGAGGCGAACCTTGAGGCGTTCGCGCTTGGCAAGGTGCGCGTCATGGTCAGCAAGCCCAAGCTGGCCGGGTTTGGCCTAAACCTGCAACACGCCGACTGCCAGGTCTTTGCCAGTATCTCGCACAGCTACGAGCAATGGTATCAGGCGATCCGCCGGTCTTGGCGGTTCGGGCAGACACGGCCTGTCGATTGCCACGTCATCATGGCTGAAACCGAAACCGGCATCTGGCGGAATGTCCAGCGCAAGAGCGCGGATCACGACCGCATGAAGCTGGCGATGACACGGGCGATGGCCGGCGCACAGAAAACCAGCATCCGTAAATCTTATGGGCGTGGTCAGTCTTTTGACCTGCCGGACTTCATCAAAGGAATGACAGCATGAAACCCGAATACCAAGGCGACAACTGGGGCCTCTACAATGCTGACTGCATCGAGGCGATGGCGGGCTTTCCCGAAGGCATGATCGATCTGGCGATCTTTTCGCCGCCGTTCGCCGATCTGTTCGTTTATTCTGACAGCGAACGCGACATGGGGAACTGCGGTTCCTACGGCGAGTTCATGGATCATTACCGCTATTTCGCGACAAACCTCTACCGCGCGATGAAGCCGGGTCGGATCGCTTGCGTTCACTGCACTGACCTGCCGTCCCGCAAGGGAAAAGATGGCTTCATCGGGCTACAAGACTTTTCAGGCGACCTGATCAAGGCGCACCGTGACGCAGGGTTCGTCTATCACGCCCGATGCACGATCTGGAAAGACCCCGTAGTCGAGATGCAGCGCACGAAGGCGCTGGGGTTGCTCTACAAGCAGCTCAAGAAAGACAGCGCCATGAGCCGGGTCGGGATGCCTGACTATATGCTGTTTTTCCGCAAGGATGAGGTCAACCCCGATCCGATCACCCACACGCCGGATGATCTGCCTGTTTCACAGTGGCAGGAGCTTGCATCGCCCGTCTGGATGACCGTGCAGCAGGGCAACGTCCTGAACGGTCGCATGGCCCGCGGGCAAGAAGACGAGCGCCACATCTGCCCTTTGCAATTGGACGTGATCGAGCGTTGCCTGCGCCTTTATTCCAACCCCGGCGATCTGGTTCTGGACCCGTTTAACGGGATCGGCAGCACCGGGTTTCAGGCGCTCAAGATGGGCCGGAAGTATCTCGGGATTGAGTTGAAGCCGGAATACGCAATGCAGGCTGCGAAGTTTCTTTCCGAGGCCGAAGCGTCTGCGGACAGCCTTCTGGTGGAGGGCGCAGCATGACCCTGTTTTCCGTCACCGGAGACGTGTCCGGCAGAGGCAAGATCAATCACAGCATCAAGGCGACAGACCAGATCGCGGCGTGGGATCGGTTCAAGGCGATCTATCCCAAGCGAACCTGCAAGCTGGTCGAAATCCGCAAGACACTGGAGGACGCGAAATGAGCCTGACGAAAGCATTCCGTGCGGGCTTTGTCCGTCGCTGGCACACCAACCCCGAACTGGCCCACACGAACGATCGGATCGACGGCCACGCGGGCCGTGTGGCGCGGATCATTCTGATGTTGTATCCAAAGCCGTCGGTTGAGTTGATCCGGGCCGCGTTGATCCATGACGACGGCGAGAGTGTGGTCGGTGACATGGGCGCTTTGCTCAAGACGAAGCGCCCCGACATCGCAAGGGCCCTTTACGGGATCGAGTTAAGCGCATCGTTGGAAATCTGGGGCAAGGGTCCGGTGCTTTCCAGCGACGACATGGCGTGGATCAAGTTCGCAGACCGCCTTGATGCCTACATGTGGGCTGCGCACCACGCGCCGCAGGTCATGGGCGGTGATGGGTGGCCGGAAGCGCATGAATGGCTGCGCACGGAGGGTGCGCGGCTGATGATTGCCGCCGACGTGATGAACACACTGCGGAGGGCTACCGATGCAACTGCGTGATTATCAGCAAGAAGCGGTTGACTCACTCTATACATGGTTCGACGCAGGCAAGGGAAACCCGCTTGTCGTCGCGCCAACGGGGGCAGGCAAGTCGGTCATCCTGTCCGAGTTTGTTCGGTCAGCCGTGACGCAATATCCCGGCACGAAAGTGATCGCTGTTACGCACGTCAAAGAACTAATCCAGCAGAACGCCAAGGCACTTCTGCGCATGTGGCCCGCGGCACCGGTGGGCATCTACAGCGCGGGCCTGAACGCGAAACAGACGGGCCGGCAGATCACCTTTGCGGGCATCCAGTCGGTTGCAAAGAAGGCCGACCGGTTCGGGTCGGTGGATCTGATCGTGGTCGATGAGTGCCACCTGATCCCGCGCAACCCGAAGACTCTTTACGGCAAGTTCTTCGACGCGATCCGAGCGATCAATCCCGCCGTCAAGATCGTCGGGCTATCCGCCACGCCATTCCGGCTGGATAGCGGGCGGCTGGATGCTGGCGATGATGCACTGTTTGAAGGCATCGCCTACGATATCCCGGTTGGGATGCTGGTGACGCGCGGCTACCTTGCGCCCCTGATCAGCAAGCGGCCCGATATGGTTTTCGACACGTCCGGCCTGCACAAGCGGGGCGGTGACTACATCGAAGGCGAGATGGACGCGCGGTTCAACACCGATGACGTAACGCGCCAGGCCGTGGCCGAGACGATCGCGCTCGGGCATGACCGCAAGTCATGGCTGCTATTTTGCATCAGCGTCAGTCATGCGCTGGCAGTGCGTGACGAACTGGTCCGCAATGGCATCAGCGCGGCGACCGTGACCGGCGACACACCACCAGCCGATCGGGCGCGTATCCTCGAAGACTTCAAGGCCGGTCGCATCCGGGCAATCACCAACGTCAACGTCCTTACGACCGGATTCGACGCGCCGTCAACCGACCTTCTGGCGTTCTTGCGTCCGACGCAATCACTCGGGCTTTATATGCAGATGGCGGGTCGTGCGATGCGGACGGCACACGGCAAGGATAACGGTCTGGTGCTGGACTTCGCCGGCAATGTCGCAAAGCACGGCCCCGTCGATGCTGTCATGCTGCCCGACGACAAGGCCAAGGGTAAAGGAGACGGCGAGGCACCAACCAAGACGTGCCCGCAATGCCAAGAGATCGTGTTCGCGGGCGCGCGGGAATGCGGGTGCTGCGGCTACGAGTTCCCGCCGCCTGAAATCAAGATCGATCATACCGCAAGCACCGCGGCGATCATGAACATGACAGCCGTCGAAGACTGGCGACCGGTGACAGACTTCGCCGTGGCACTGCACAAGAAACCGGGCGGCGATCTGGCATCCATGCGGGCCGAATACCTAATCGACGGCAAGGTGATCAAGGAGTGGGTCTGTTTTGATCACGCAGGGTTCCCGCGTCAGCAGGCCGTGCGGTGGTGGAACCAGAACGCAGGCACGACGGCACCGGAAAGCGTGGCGGATGCACTGGAACGTCAATCGGAGATCAGGCCGCCGGAGGAAGCCGTTGTGCGGCGCGAAGGCAAGTATGACCGCGTGGTCAGGGTGCGCGGCATGATGGCAGATCGGAGGGTCGCGTGATGCTGGTCAAGACAGTCAAGGTGCCGGATCATCGGCCGGGATACAGCGACCGCGCGAGCAATCATTACACGGACGTGACGCTGCCCGCGGCACCGTGGGAGCAGGGCCACAAGCTGTGCAAGGGTCCGGGCGCTAGCATCCACGCAAAACGCAATGATGCCGGGCAATTCATCCACGGCAAGCGGTCAGGCCGCAAGGTCTGCGGACATGAGGGATGCGGCGAGGAATTGCATCGCCGCAACGTGTCCGGCGTTTGCAGCAGTCATATGCACTTTCCAGCATGCCTTTGCCGTCAGTGCAAAGCGCGGCGGTCCGGGCAATGACTATGATGCCGGGGTGGCCCTGCACCGTATGCAACAGGGCGTCTGATAGCATTTCAATTCACATACCGGGACAGCCTGTCGCGCAATTCTGCGGCATGGACTGCGCGAGGATTTACATGACCAAGACACCAGTCAAGCCGGACGAAAAGACGGCTGCCGCGATCGGCGGAAACGCCGGCGGGGAATATCTGGACAGCATCGGCGTGTTCGATCTGCGCCAGCTATCGCCGGATCAGTGGGGGGAGTTCTGCGGAAGAATTTTTCAGGGCACCTGCGACGAGCTGCGCCGCCGGGCAAATGATGAAATCCCATTTTAGGATGGATGGCAACATGCTAACGCAAGCATCACCATATCACCGGGTCGCGGCGAACCTGCGCGATAACGGGTTTCATGCCATGCCGGTGCGTCCGGGCTACAAGGTGCCGGGAGACTACCGCGGCGGATGGGGCAACCTGTCAGGATGGGCCAAGTATTGCGACATGATGCCGCCGGAGTTCATCCACGGGCAGTGGGAGAACTGGCCGGAAGCCGGGGTCTGCGTGGCACATGGCAACGTGATCGGTCTGGACCTCGATACCGACCGCAAGGACGTGGCCGAGGCTCTGGGGCGAGCCGTGGCGCTATCCCACGTCCGGCGCAGGGGTCAGAAGGGCTGGATGGGCTACTATCGCCCCGGCGGTGGCCTGGACGGGCTGACAGCGCGTGTGCGGTGGTATGACCCCAAAGTATTCACCACGGGGCAGGATGGGACGAAGCATTACAGCCCGGTCGTGGAGCTGCTTTTGCACGGCACGCAGTCCGTTTTGCCGCCGTCGATCCATCCCGACACGCTGGCACCCTATTCATGGCTAACGCCGGACACGCTGGAAAACTGCGACATTTCGGAGTTGCCGGAGATCGGCGGTACCGACCTTGCGGCGCTGGATCGCGAGTTCACCAAGATCGGGCTACAACGGCAGACACCGCGAAAGGTTCACAACGCGGAATATGACCGGTCGGCGGCGTCAGATCACGACCTGGAGAAGCCGTTCGGTCGGTCCCTGAACGATCGGGCCATGGAGCCGCAGGCACTGGATCAGTGGTGGCCGGCGCTGGACATGCCGAAGTCACGCCAGCGAGGTCCGGGGGCTTGGGAAGCCGTGCCGTATTGGCGGGGATCGGGGTCCGGTCGGTCAGTGCAGGAGCGCAACCCGAACCTGAAAGCGACACCTGGCGGGATCGTGGATTTTGGCGCGGATCGATCATACACGCCTGCCGATGTGGTCATGGCAGCCCGCGATTGCAGCTTTGATGCCGCGGCGGAGTGGCTGGGGCAGTTTATCAGGGCAGAAGCGGGCGGGGTGGATCTGGACACGCTGAACGCTGGGCGTTCGCAAGATGCGCCTGCCGATGATGTGGCACCACCGGAACCTAAACCCGTCCACATTCGCGACAACTGGCTGGCGACGCCGGTGTTCACCGGGGCCAGATCGTTTGACAAGATCAAGCCTGCCGTGGTGCCGACCAAGGATGAATACGAAGCGCTGATCCCGTCCGACCCTGGGCCGTTCCCGATCCGAGACTATGCGTTCAATTGCCCCGGACTTCTGGGCGAGCTTGCCGGGTATCTCGATCAGGCCAGCGCCACGGCAACAGAAGCGGGCGGCCTTGCGGTGGCGCTGCCGATGCTGGGCGCGATCATGGGCAAGGCATACCAGACGCCGACCCGGCTACGGACGAACATCTACTGCACCGCAATCGGTGGATCAGGCACCGGCAAGACGAGCCTTGTCAGTCCTGCCAAGGAAGTCATGCGGCTATCGAAGGTTGACGGACTGATCGGACAGGACCGGATCGCGTCTGGGTCCGGGCTGCTCAAGATGCTGTCCACTGGCACGGCGCGCATCTGCTTTCTGGACGAGTTCGGGCACATGCTGCAACAGGTCGGAGGGGCAGGGGCAGGGGCACACGCGAAACAGATCATCACGGAGTTCACCCAGCTCTACAGCGCCGCCAATACGCTGTTCACGGGCACGGCCTATGCCACGCAGGACAGTCAACAGATTGACTGCCCGCATCTGTGCCTGTTCGGCATGGCAACCCCTGACCAGTTCTGGTCTGCGTTCGGGTCGTCGTCGCTCGAAGATGGATCAATCGCGCGGTATCTCGTGTTCCCGATCGGCAAGGCGGCACCAAAAGAGCCTGACGACAGGGGGCAGTCGTTTATCGTCGAGAGGCTTGAAGACATCACAGCGGCCATAGGGCGCAAGGTAAGGGGCAACATGGGTCTGCCGGAAACATGCACTGCCGGCATCACGGACGAAGCGGAAAGCGCCCGCCAACGGCTGATCTCTACCATGTCAGGATGCGCGGAACACGCCGAGCGCGAGGGCATCAAGGGCGGGCCTGCGATCCTGCGAAGGGTTGCGGAAAATGCGATCAAGATCGCTCTGATATCTGCCGTGGGGCGCAACGCAGACGATCCGGTGATAGATGATCAGGACTTCGCAGTAGGGCACGCTCTAGCCCGGTGGAGCGCCGGCGTGATGATCTCGAACATCGCCAGCCATATAGCCGACAACCAGCACGAGAAAGACATGAACGCGGTGGAGCGGTTCGTCGTGGCTGGGGGCGATGGTGGGAGGCGGTGGTCTGAGATGCTCAAGAGATTCCGGTCAATCAAGGCGCGCGACATGAAGGAGATCACCGAGACGCTGGAAAAGGAGGGCACGATTGTCATGCGGATGATTGCCCGCGAACACGGCGGGGGAACACCGCAAAAGGTGCTGTTCGGTGCATCTGACAGTTCGTAAACCAGATCCCACAGTTCGTAATTTCAAACCACAGTTCGTAGCGAACTGTGGTTTTTTTTCGCACAATTCGCGCCACAATGCGACGAACTGTGGGGGTGCCATTACGAACTGTCGAATGGTATTATACACCTTATTTATATAGGTATTTTTTTGTTTTTGTTTCACAGTTCGACAATTCGTCTATGCTTGTCTTTCTAGACTGAATCCTGACTTTTACCCTAAAAGGGAAACTCGCATACGAACTGTGCAACTGTGACCTTATTGACCGACTGCCACGCCGCACCTAGTGTCATCCACGCCAAGACCCGGCCCGCCATGAATGGCAGGTCACATGACGAAATACACAGAATTGCAGATCGGTGATGCCGTGCCCCTGGGTGCGGTGCGTGGCGTTCTGACGAACGAGCGGATCATGCGCGGCGGAGTGCCGGCGTCGGTCTGGCATCCGCTTCGCGTGGCACCCGGCAAAGAGCGCGCTGCAATCGCAAGTCTGGCCCGCGACAAGGTGACAGCCTTCTGCCCGATGGATGACCGTGAGCGCGTCCACAGAGGGCAGAGGATCACCTACCAAGTGCCGCATGTCTCGCAAATCATCTACGCCAAGTTTCAGCATCGCCCGCGGTGGGACGTGCTGCAGGAACGCCGGATCATCACCGGCGTGATGTGCATCGGCGAGCGCCCCGTCGTGCTGGGCAGAGATACCATCCGCATCCTGCGCGGACTGACGGAGCGCGCGGGCAAGATGGTGGCAAGGGCCGATCGCGTGAAGGCTGCACGGGACGAGATGATGCGGCTGAATGCTGGTGACGAGGTGGAGATTGTCGGGGGTCCGATGGCAGGTTTTCGGGTGCAGGTCACGGGGCACAAGGCGGGGCTGGTATGGTGGAACATGCTGGCCGAGAACGGGATGCCGATCACTGGTCAGGTATCGCGCGATGGGGTGGTGAAGGTTGGGCTTGCATGATTGGCGCGAATGTGCATAAGGTTTGGGTAACTGCTGAAACGCGCCTACCGTCGCCACGCCAGACTGGGACCGCCACGCCAGCACAAGGGATCGGTTGAGGGCTTGCCCGATAGAACCGCATCCGAATTTAGAAGATATTCCCCCGAACACCCGCCGCGTGCTCCTCACCTGTCCGCCGCTGACGGTCACTCGCATATGCGCCCTAACCGGCGTCAACTCGTTTCGTCGGCTGGGTTTCATAGACTGGCGGGAATATGCACGAAGCGGCACAAGGATTTACAAATGACTGACCTGACGCAGAAGCAAGAGGCTTTTGCCCTTGCCTACGTCGAGACAGGCAACGCGGCAGAGGCTTACCGTCGCGCATACGATGTCGCGCCGGATGCCCGCGATAGCTGGATTTACGTTGAGGCGTGTCAGCTACTGGACCACCCTAAGGTTTCCCAAAGAGTGGAGGCCGCACAGGCAGAAGCCGCCCGCCTTTCGATGTTTACCATCAAGGCCGCGTTTGATGAATACGAGGAGGCCCGCCAACTGGCGATCAAGGCGTCTAACCCAAGCGCAGCAGTTAGCGCCGTTACGGGCAAGGTTAAGCTGTTCGGGCTGGAAGCGCCCACTCGTTCGCGGGTGGATCATCGCAGCCCTGACGGCAGCATGACGCCCGCACCCGCCGCAGTGTTCAACCTGTCCGGCCTATCGGATAAGGAACTTGCACAATATGAGCGCCTTTCCGACAAAGCATCAATTCCGGGTGGAGTGGGCAAGGCGTAGCACGCTGGCGTTCACCAAGCATTTTTTCCCCGCACGTGAGGGGATGGAGTTTATCGAAGGCCCGCACCATGCCGTCATTGGCGACGTGCTAGACGACGTGCTGGCAGGACGCCGCACGCGGGTCATCATCACGCTTCCACCGGGCTACACCAAGACAGAGGCTGCGGTTGTCAACTTCATCGCGCGGGGTTTTGCTATCAACCCGGCAGCGCGGTTTATTCACGCGACATTTTCGGACGATCTAGCCCGCGAAAACAGCGACAAGATCAAAAGCCTGATCGAACTGCCGGAGTTTGCAGAATTGCAGGCGGTGACGATCAAGACGGACACCAAGGCAAAGGACCGTTGGAAAACGAACCAAGGCGGCGGGATGCTGGCCAAGTCGGCAGGCGGACCTATCACGGGTTTCCGCGCTGGCTACATGGACCCGGCGACATTTACCGGCGCACTGGTCATTGATGATCCTCTAAAGCCTGACGACGCATTTAGCCCCACGAAGCGGGCAGCGATCAACAGGCGGGCGACTAACACGTTCCGCAGCCGATTGGCGCATGAAGCCGTGCCTATCGTTGTGATCATGCAGCGCCTCCACTCTGACGATTTCGTTGGCCACCTGCTGACGGGCGGCACTGGCGAAGTCTGGGACCATCTGGACCTGCCTGTCATCATCGACAAGGGCGCGGAATACCCGAAGGAGTGGACGCACGGCAAGCCGATTGCGCATAAGCTGCCAGACGGCCCGTTATGGCCTGCAAAGCAGGACGCCGAACAGATCGAAGTTATCCGGGCGGACTCCTACACCTTCGCCAGCCAATACATGCAGCGGCCCACCTCTATCGAGGGCGCGATGTTCGATATGGCCGGGGTGCGCTGGTATAACGAAGCGCCGCAGATTGAATATTACCGGATGTATGCGGATACCGCCCTAAAGACAGGCGAACGCAATGACTTTTCGGTCATTCAGCTATGGGGCAAAATCAACGGCGGCGGCGCGGCGCTAATCGACCAGGTGCGCGGCAAATGGGAAGCCCCTGAACTGGAAACAACGGCTAAGGCGTTCTGGGAAAAGCATCGCGGCAAAGTGGTACGCGGACTCAAGGTTGAGGATAAAGCGTCCGGCACTGGCTTAATCCAGTCGCTAAAGCGCAAAGGCATCCCGATTGAGCCTATTCAGCGCGAACGAGACAAATACATGCGCGGCATGGACGCGGCACCGTGGGTGGCGACCGGGCAAGTTTACCTACCAGCCGATGCGCCATTCACAGAGGCGCTGCGCTACGAAATGCAGACATTCGACGGCTTGGGAACGGGCCATGACGACCAGATCGACCCCTTGATGGACGCAATCGCGGACATGCTAGGCGGATATGGCGGCGGAATTATGGGGACGATCTAACATGGCGAAACTCCCCTTCATTGACGGGCTGCGCAACATCGTGGCTAATCTTGGCACCGAACGCGACAAGGCCAGCCAATCGCATTACGTCCTGCAAATGCCGAGCGATGCGGAATTGTCTGCTGCGTATCGGACCAGCGCCACGGCCCGCAAGGTTGTGGACATGCCCGCCGAGGATATGGCCCGCGAGTGGCGCGAATGGCAGGGCAACAGCGACCAGATTGAACTGATCGAGGCAGAAGAAAAGCGCCTCGGCATCCAAGGCAAGGTGATGCAAGCCAAGATCAAGGCGCGGCTATTTGGCGGCGCAGCGATCTACATTGGCACTGGCGAACAGAATGGCGCATTGCCGCTGAATGTCCGTGCAATCAAAAAGGGCGGCGTCAAATATCTGACCGTCATCCCGCGCACTGACTTGAACGCGGGCGAGATTGAGACGGACCCGCGCTTGCCGGGCTATGGCTTGCCACGGTTCTACACCATCGGCGTCAGCCAAGACCGCATCCACCCGTCTCGGCTTGTGCTGATGCGGGGCGAAGAATTGCCAGACGATAACATGGCCGGGGTGCAGCAGGGCTGGGGCGATAGTAGTCTTGCCTCCTGCTTTACCCACGTTACCAACCTTGACGCCGTAGTCGCAAACGTCGTGAGCCTGACATACGAGGCAAACGTGGACGTTGTGGGCATCAAGGGCTTTAACGATGGGCTGAAATCGTTCGGTGAGGAATACGAAAAAACGGCAATCCAGCGTGCCAGTCTGCAAGCGCGGGGTAAGGGCATCAACGGGATGCTGATGATCGACGCGGATGACACCTACAACCGCAAGAGCGCCAGCTTCGCCACGCTGCCGGATCTGATGGACCGCTTCATGCAGTTAGTATCGGCGGCATCGTCCATCCCGGTTACGCGGCTGTTCGGCATTTCACCCGGCGGCATGAACGCGACCGGCGAAAGCGACGAAAAGGTTTACACCGACAGAATTAAGTCAATGCAGACGCTTGAGCTTGAACCAGCATTGTCCGTGCTAGACGAGTGCTTGATCCAATCCGCGCTAGGCAGTCGGCCTGCCGAAATCTTTTATAATTGGCGTCCGCTTTATGTCCCGTCTTTTAAGGAGCGATCTGAGAACGCTGAGCGCATGGCTAAGGCATTTCAATTGTTGAATGATATGAATTTGTTGCCCGCTGAGGTATTGTCTGAAACGCTTGTTAATGTGTTTACAGAGCTTGGTGTATCTCCTGGCCTTCAGGGTGCAGTAGATAAATATTTCAAACCTACAGGGGAAACCGACTTGAGCGAAGGCGAAGATTAAGGGATACTAAACGGGCCGGTTCGCAGTTGTAGCTGCGAACCGGCCCTAAGCCATAAACCTGTAAGGAGGTTCATATGCCTGCCCATAGAAAGCCCAAAATCGGTCCGCTTGTAAAGGTCTGCGAAGCATGCGGATCGTCTATCCCGCGTCCATCTTGGGCGACAAACGCTCAATGGGGGCGGCGGCGCACATGTGGGCACTCGTGTTCTCAAGTTTTGGGAACAATTGCGCGGAAAGCCATGTCGCCAACTGACGAAGATCGTTTTTGGGCAAAGGTTGATAAAACGCCCGGCTTCGGTCGCAATGGCGATTGCTGGGAGTGGCAAGGTGGCCAGTTACGGCATGGGTATGGACGGTTTTCAGTTGGACAAGGCGAAGAGAAAGCCCATCGGTACTCTTATGCTTTGGCAAAGGGTTCAATCCCAGACGGGATGATAATCTGCCATCATTGCGACAACCCGCCTTGCGTCAACCCTAGCCATTTGTTCTTGGGCGAACATCAAGACAACTCTGACGACAAACTGCAGAAAATGCGCCACCGCTACGGCGATAATAGCGCCAACTCGAAGCTAACCGAAGATCAAGTCCGCGCGATTATCGCTGACCCCAGAATGCAAATCGAAATAGCGGCGGCATACGGCATTACTCAGGGAAATGTCGGTCACATTAAGCGCGGCACGGCATGGCGGCATATCCCAAGGGGGTAAGCTCCAAAGGAAAGGCCCACTACCATGATCAAGTTTTCCGATGTCGCGCCCCTTATGGGGACGCGCAAAACTGCTGACGGCTACTTGATTGCTGATGCATACATCGCTCGTTCCGGCATTCAATTTTACGCTGGTTCTGAGATTGGAATACCAGATAAGGCGGTCATCCGCGTTTATCGCCCGCAAGATGAGGTTATGTCGCCCGCCAGCGTCCAGACCTACAGCCACGCGCCAATCACCATGAACCATCCCGATGTGTTTGTTGACGCGACCAACGTTGCTGATCTTGGCAAGGGTGAAGTCAGCACAGAGGCTCAGTGGATCGACGGCAAGCTAAAACTGCCGCTTATCGTAAAGGACGCCGCCGCCGTTGCTGCCGTTGAAAGCGGCGCGATGCGCGGCCTGTCCGCTGGTTACACATGCCAGTTAGATCACACTCCCGGAATTACCGAAGACGGTCAAGCATATGACGCGGTTCAGCGGTCAATCCGGATCAACCACGTAGCCCTCTGCCCGATGGGCAGAGCTGGCGAAGAGTTCCGCATTGGCGACAGTGCGGCCACCTGGGGTGCAAGCCCTATTTCCGCAGCAGACATGAAAGGAAGCCCAATGGCTGACACTCTGCAAACTGTGGTGCTGGGCGATCAGGCGGCACAAGTCGCAATCGCCGATGCACCAAAAATCGAAGCGTTCAAGGCGGCGCAGGCCAAGGCTCTGACTGACGCACAAACCGCGCACGCCACGGCTATCGCAGCTAAGGACGCAGAAATCGCTGTAGCTGACGCCGCACGCGATGCCGCCGAGGCCAAGGTGCTTTCTGACGCCGATCTAGACAAACGCGTTGCTGATCGTGCTGACCTGATCGCAGTTGCAAAGACCATCGACGCTGACGTTGCGACCGCTGGCCTATCCGACGCGGCAATCCGCAAGGCTGTTGTTGTCGCCAAGCTGGGCGATGCCATGGCAGACAAGCCGGACGCCTACATCGTGGCCCGCTTTGACGCACTGGCCGACGCTGCTGAAGGCGCAGACCCCGTGGCAAAGGCCATTGGTGATGCAAAGACCGCGCCGAAAGTTGTTACGCTGGACGCCGCATATGATGCGCGTGACGCTGACCTGTCTAACGCTTGGATGTCCAAGCCAGCAAAGGAGGCTTAACCAATGCCAATCGCTGATTTTCAAGGCACCTACGCAACCGATATGGCCAAAGGCTATCCCGGTATGCAGGCCGACCTGTCGAACGCTCGTGACGTATCGTCCCGCGTGATCGAAACTGCCTCCGTTGCTTTCGGCTTGGCCGTGGGCGCAGGCACTGCTGACGGTTCCGCCAAGCTGGGCGGCACCGGCTACCAAGGCATCACCATTGCCGACAAGACCCGCTCCGCTGACCTCTACGCCGTTGGCGAAGTTGCTGGCGTTATGCGCAAAGGCACGATCTGGGTAACGGCTGACAGCGCTGTCACCCCGGCAAGCACCGTGACCTTCACGACTGCCACAGGCGCAGTAGGCGCTAAAGCAGTGGCCGCTGGTATCGTCGCCATTCCCGGCGCTAAGTTTGAAACCACAGCCGCTGACGGCGCGCTCGTTCGCGTTTACCTGGGCTAAGGAGGCTCACTGACATGACCATGCAAGTTAACCCCCGCGATGCCGCACAGGCCGCGCTGGCCTTCGCTGTATCTCAGCAATCCCACATTGAAACCGGCGTTCTGAAGCGGAAATACCCCGCTATTCGTTACGCCGAGTTGATCCCAGTCGATACATCGGCTAACCCGTTTGCCGCATCTGTCACGCACTTCTCGCAGGACAGCGTAGGCAAGGCGAAATTCATGAACGGCAAGGCGGATGACATCCCCCTCGTTGACGTTCTGCGCCAGAAGTTCGAGGCAGGCGTCAATGACGCAGGCATCGGCTATAGCTTTTCTGTCACAGAGATTGGCCAAGCGCAGATGCTGGGTCAAAACCTGTCCGCAGACGGTGCCGAAGCTGCCAACATGGCGTTTCAGCAGCTTGTGGATGAAGTCGCTTTCGTTGGCGATACACAGCTTGGCGTTCAGGGCCTGTTAAATACCACAGGCATCACGACCGCAGCCGCATCCAAGACCTTTGCGCTTTCCACGCCGCAGGAAATCTTGGCCGAGGTGAACGGCACGCTTACCAGCATCATGACCGCGACGAACGGCGTGGAAATGGCCGACACCCTGCTGTTGCCGCTGGCGCAGTATGGCGACATTGCCACCCGCCAAATCTCGGCAGATAGTTCGATGACTGTGCTGCAATTCATCCAGCAGTCGAACGTCTACACCGCGATGACCGGCCAGCCGCTGACCATCGTGGCAACGCACCGCCTCACTGGCAAGATGGTGGCCTATAAGCGTGACCCGTCCGTCGTTAAGATGCACATGCCAATGCCGCTGCGCTTTCTCGCGCCGCAGCCTGTCGGCTTGCAGATCAACGTGCCGGGCATGTTCCGCTTTGCTCCGATCAACATCCGCACGCCGGGTGCAATTCGCTACAAGACTGGCCTGTAAGTCATGGCCAAGTTTGACGCGCAAAGCACGCGGCTGATCCTGCCTGACGGCACCGAGATTGCCCCCGGCGAAACCGTCGATCTGGGCAATGACGCGGCCAAGAACGAAGGCGTTCAAAGCTGGATCGCGGATGGCCTGCTAGTGGCGAAAGCCGAAGCCAAGGCCGCTTCTAAATCCGACAAGTGACACTGGCGCGGGGCTGTAATGGCCCCGCCCGCAACATCAGAAAGGCTTGATCCATGACCGCAACCGTTACTGACTGGATCGCCTACGCCGCAGAACGTGGCCAGACCGTCGCAGACGAGCCTGCCAGCGCACAGGCGCTTGTGCGGGCGTCAGACTACATCCGCGCACGGACTTTGCGCCATACGGGCATCCCAGAGGCCGCTAAGGACGAGGCAACATACATTGCCGCGACCTATGAGTTGGAGACACCGGGATTCTGGAACCAGACATACACACCGGGTCAGGCCAAAGTGTTGACCAAGGTGGACAAGATTGAATGGGACGTTGTGTCCACTGGCATTACAGGCGTTGACGCCATGCGCCCCATGTCGCCGATGATTGACGCGCTACTCGTGCCGACTGGCGTGATGGGGCTTGGAATTTACGTCATATGACCAACGCCAGCACCCTAGCCGCAGAGATTGCCGCAGCCTTGGCCGAAGGTTCCGCAGCCGTGGGCGACGGGCCGCTAACGGTCACGATCATCCGCGCAGGCGAAACGACCGGGCCAAGCTATGACCCGACAATCGGGCCGGACCAGACATTCACGGTCAACGCGCTTGTGTCCGAGTTTTCCGTCATGGAACGCAACGCCTCAATGATCGACGCGACGGACGTTAAACTACTGGTCGCGGCAGGGCAGGGCGTTGTGCCAACCTCGCAGGACCGGGTTACGCTGAACGGCAAGACGCGGGCCATCAAAAACGTGATGCCGTTGCAGCCGGGCGGCGCAGACCTTATGTATTCGCTCCAAGTCCAGTCATAGGAGCGAACGCCTGCCACGCACCATCCTAGACGACATCGCAGCATTGCCCGAAGCACAGCGGCAACAGGCGATAGACCAAATCACGCAAATGGTGGAGGCCGCGTTCCTGCTGGGCTTCACGGTCGCATGGTATAGGATACGGTATTGCAGGAGGTGACTTGATGACAAAATATTATCCCAAAGAGCAGGCTGGGATCGTTACGTGTGACGGCGTTTTAAAGCCCGACGCAATCGAATGCGACGTTGATCTGGGCTATGTTGTTTCACAATTGCAGGCCCCCGACGGTCAGTCAGCCGAAAACTACACCCAACTATCTTGGGGTATAGTGAGATTTGACCCCGCCTAGTTTACAGATTATAAACGGCTTCAGGTACGGCCCCGATAGGGTGACCGCTGCGGGCTGGTTGCCAATATGGTGCCGCCCGCGAACCACCCACCACATCACCGACCGCCAAGCCCTGCACCCAGCGGGGTCTCTGGCGTTGAGAGGAGCAGATCATGGATATCGCTTGGGCCATCTTCAACAGCAACACGCTATGGTTCATCATCGGGTTTGCCTTCTGCAAATTTGCGGGGAAGTAGCCAATGGCCAAAACGCTTGCACAACTGGTGGACGATCTAGAGCCAGCCGCGCGCAAAGCGTTCTTTGACGCCATCGCAGCCATTCGCAGCGAAATCACACTGGCACGGGTTGAGGCGGCAATCGCCAGAGGCGACGTGCAAGGGGTGCTAGAGGCGCTTAATCTCGAAGCGTCATACTTCCGCCCGCTGGACGATCTACTGCGTCAGGCGGTCCTTACAGGCGGCGACCACGCTATTGACGAACTAAAGCGCCTTGCCCCGCGCAACACGGTCACGGGCCGGTTCGACGCGGCCAACCCTAGGGCGGCTGACGTGCTGGCCAAGTATTCATCGCAGCGCATCGTGGAAATTAGCGAAAGCGTCCGCGAAGGCACCATGTCAGGACTGTCCCGCGCAATGGAAACGGACGCAGCCCCGCGCAAGGTCGCGCTGGATCTGGTCGGGCGCATTAACCGGGCAACCGGACGCCGCGAAGGTGGCATGATCGGGCTAAACAGCCAGCGGATTGACTGGCTAATGACGGCGCAGGCTGAACTTGCCAACGGCGACCCGGACGGACTGCGGAATTACCTGACCCGCAAGACCCGCGACAAGCGGTTTGACGCATCGGTGGAGGCCGCTATCGAAACAGGCAGGCCAGTGCCGGAAGCCACGCGGGACAAGATGAACCGCGCAATGGCGGCGCGTATGTTGCGCGACCGGGGCGAAACGATTGCACGCACGGAATTGCTAGGCAGTCTGCACGCTGGGCAGGATATCGGCATCAAGCAGGCGATTGAACGGGGCCAGTTGCGCCTAGACCAAATATCCGTCGCTTGGGATGCCAGCGCAGACAAGTTTACCCGCGACAGCCATCGCGCCTTAGATAGTGCGGTGCAGCCATACGGTCAGCCATTCGTTTCGCCTGTCACTGGCGCAATGCTGCGGTTCCCCGGCGACACAGGGCTAGGCGCACCGGCTGGGGACGTGATCAACTGCCGCTGTCACCTACGCATCCGAGTTGATGCCGTGAAGGGGCTTAAATCGCGCCTGACACCGGAAGAACTGGCGCGCATAAGGGCCGCAATGTGACTGTCTTTACCTATGACGATCTGCCCGATTGGGTGGCCAAGGTGGACGCTGTTATGGACGCAGTTATCGCGCAAGCAACATCGGACGCCATGGCAAGCATCAAGATCGCGCCAGGTATCAACCGGGGCGGCACTCGTGAACGGGGCGTTATCCCCCGCGACCTAGGCCCTTTGGCCGCATCGCTGCAATCTACACTCTACGGATCATCTGCACTATCGCAGACCGGGCAGGAAAGTTTCGCCCTTGTTGCTGGTGCTATGCGGGCGGGTGACGCCGCCGAGTTTTCGTGGGGCGGACCTGCCGCGCCATATGCCCACCCCGTCCACTACGGCGCAAACGGTCTAGACGGCACTTACTGGATTGATGAAATGGCGCTTGGATGGTCAGGCTTCATGGACGGTGCAGTCGCAAAGGTTAGGGCGGAACTGGAATGAAAACCAAGAATATCCGCAACGCGCTGAAGGCTGTGATCGAGGTCGCCAATATCCTGCCGGCCGCGCACGAAAACGGCACCACGCAGGCGCGGCCATATATCGACGTAAAGATTGCATCGGCACGGCGTGAAAATAACCTACTGGCAGGCGGGGCATTCCTGCGCGAAATCGGGGCGCTTGATGTCACGGTATGCGTGGACGAAGGCACCTATGCCAACGCAGCAAGCGACTATGCCGACGACATCGCGGCGCTGTTCCCCAAGGGGCTGCGGATCGACGCACCAGGCGGCGTGGTTGTTATCACAGACGTGCCGGACGTGCGCGCAGGCTTCAACGCAGACGCAGAGTATCGCGTGCCCGTCATGGTTCGCTATGAGGCCGCACCGCTAGGCTAGACGCACAAGAACAGGTAGTTCGTCCAGAACTCGTCGTAACGATCACCGGAAGCATATTCGGCCACCTTATCGACGGTCGCGCAAATATCATTCGCCCGCTGTATCGCCCTATCGCTGGGCTTCGGCTTGCCGAGTGCATCGGCTTCATACGCCGATTTGATCGTCACGGTGTAGCCATTGAAGGCCACCACGTCCTGCGCCAACGCGGGCGTGGCGAAAACGCCTAGAGCGAGAATCAATTTTTTCATCATGCCCCCAACATGGGCTGATCGGGCCAGCTTTCCAAGCCCCCGCAAAACTAGCCCCGCCTGCGGGGTTTCCCATTGTCATGAAAGGACAACGCCATGGCCCTTGCAGGTCTCGAAAATACCACAGGAACGAAAATCTACGTCGCATTGGGCGAACCAGCGACCTATACCGCTGCCGCGCTGGCAACGCTTGGTGGCTTTGAACAGGTCATTGGTGTTGTAACCTTTGGCGAATGGGGCGACCAAGAAACCGACGTTTCCGAGCCATTGCTGGCCGAGGGCCGCGTGATCCACACCACAGGCACAGCAGACGGTGGGACGGTCGCAATCAGCATTCAGACCCGCGACACCGATGCAGGTTCTGATATCATCAAGGCGGCTGGCGGCACGAATGAAGCCGTGACCATCATGAAGGTCTACGCATCTGGCGACGGCGAAGTTGCAACCGGCGTGTTCATGTCCGCACGTTTCCGCGATGCTTCCGGCAACAGCGTGCGTGGCTACTCTACAAGCGCAATGCTCAACACAGGCGTGACCGAACTATCCGCCGCTGACGTGACCACGGCCCTCGCATAATGGCTGATCTGACGCAATACGGGGTTGTCGCTGCTGCCGAACGTGGCAGCGACTTGACGCTCCGAGAGCCGGGGCATGGCGAAGAACTGGACATCGTTTGGACCATGCTGGGCTTTGACGCCGAGGTTGTGGTGCAGGCCGCGCGTGAGTTTGACCGGGCAGAGGCTGAAATCCCGCCAAAGGAACGCAAGCCAGAGCCAATGAAGCGCCGCGAGATTGCCTTGTGCATTTCCGCGACGACGGGATGGTCCAATCTGGACATGGGCGGCAAGTCGCTACCGTTTTCCCCAGCCCGCTGTTCCGAAATCCTGAATGATCCAAACTACGTCTGGATTGTGTCACAGGTCTACGATCACGGGGCCAAGCGCCGCAATTTTTTTACGAAAGCCGCGACCGCCTGACAACCTGGGCGGCGCACATGGGCTACCTTCACGCCAAGCGTGAAGACACCGCAAGCCGCTGGGAAGAACTGACCGGCGCAGGCAAGACCCCCGACATGCCGCAAGCTGGGCCGCTGTCCTACATGTTGCCCCTCTGGCGTGAGTTAGGGCGGGCGCACAGCACAGGCTTTGGCCCCGCCACGATGCCCCACGCCGAGATTGAGGCGTTCGGGGTGCGTGAGGGTCTGACAGCGAAAGAGCGGCGTTTGCTGCGGTCTATGTCGGACGCCTACATCAACGGCCTTGCGCTTGGCCGTGACGTTTTCGCAATTCCACCTTGGGACGGATCACATGGCTGATATTGCTCTACTCACAGCCCGGTTTACGTCCGAGGGTCACGAGACCGTCAAGGGCGCAAACCGTGACGTTGCACGCACTGGCAAAGATGCCAAGGCGGCGACTGATGCACTCGGCAAGTCCCAAGAGGTTCAGGGCGCTAAGGCTAAGGGTGCGGCGACAGCAAACAGCACGGCAGCAAAAGCGATTGCCAGCACTGATACTGTATCACGCCAAGCCGCATTGGCTCAGGACCGCCTTGCGCGTGAGTTTGACGACACGTCACGCGCTGTTCGGGGCACATCTGGGGCCATGTCTACGCTTAATGGCGTCATGGCATCGAACCAGACGCGGCAAGTCGGGATGCAACTATCCCAGCTATCGCAGCAGGCCATGGCTGGCGGCGGTTTCATACGCGCACTTGCGATCCAGTTGCCAGACATCGGCCTATCGTTCGGCACAATCGGCATCGCGGCGGGTGTTGCCGCTGGTGCGCTGTTGCCCTTGGTGGCCAACATGATGGGCGCGGGCGATGCTTCGGAGGATCTAGAGGATCAACTAGACTCGCTGGCCACGGCAATGGAAGCGCAAAGCGCTGCCGCCGATGACGCTGGCATGTCTACAGAGGAACTGCGCGAAAAGTATGGCGCGTTCGCTGACACGATGCGTTCGACGCTGGCGCTTATCCGCGAGACAGCCAACGCAGGCGCGCAACGCCAGATTGACAACCTATCACAGAGCCTTGCCGACCTTCTAGGCACTGCTGGGGCTGGCGATTCACGCGCAGAACTTGCAGGCTTCTTTGACGTTAGCACGGTGTTTGCATTCACGGATGCGCAGCGTGAGGCAAGGGCAGAGGCGCGCGCACTTACAGCCGAGTTCCAGAATGGCCAAGATGCGTTGGCCAATTCAAACGGCAACATTGATGAGCAGATCACATCTACGCAAAAGATGCTTGTGATGGCAACGGCGCTTGCGAACGTGACGGGCGGCATCAATGACGAGGAACAGGAATTAATCGACAACCTGGCGGCAACGCTGGATCTTATGTTGCAGCAGAAGAAAGCGACGGACGAAATGGACGGCGGGATAACCCGCGCCACCAAGTCCGCGCAGGAAATGATTGATAAACTGCAAGCTGAAGCAAAGCTGCGCGACGACATTAACGGCTACATCCGAAGGGGCTATACAGACACGCAGGCCCGCTTCCGTGCGGAGCAAGACGCATTCCGCGTGCTGGTCGATAGCAAGGAAATCAGCGCAGAACTTAAGAACGAACTGAACGACGCATGGGACGCAGCAAACGGAATTGCTGATGCGGATATGGTTGGCGGAATTGACGCGGCGGCGAACCGTGCCGCGCAGCTTGCAGAGGATATGGGCATATCCTTGCAGGCAGCGCGTCAAATCTATTCTATTGGCGGTGGCCGGGGCGGCGATCCCCGTGCAATGGGAGGTACTGGCTTTGATCGCAGCTATAACAGCGCCTTTCCTGACGCAGCCCGCAATGAACGCCTTTATGAGGCGGCACAAAAGGGCATCCTAGACCTGATCGCCGTTGCGGAAGGCACGGCAGGGCACGGCGATTACAACGCCACGCTCGACTATGGCAAATGGACGAACGGGCCGCAAAACCTCGTCAATATGTCGCTGAACGAAGTGCTGGCGCTTGGCGACAAGATGCGGACACCGGAAAACCGCGCAACCTACGCAGGCGGCGGATCGTCAGCCCTTGGCCGCTATCAGATCGTCGGCAACACCATGCGCGACCTGATGTCGGAGTTGGACCTGTCCGGCAACGAACTTTACAGCCCTGAAATGCAGGACCGCATGGCAGAGCAACTTGTGCGCCGCCGCATGGGCCAAGGCACCAACGGGATGCGCAACGAGTGGCAGGGGCTTAACGACGTCAGCCCTGACCTGATCGGCACAGCATTAGGCGCGCAGTCTATCGACCGTGTTGACCCTACCCTTGCGACCGAAGCCACCCGCGCACAGGCAGAGGCCAAGCGCGAGGCGGAAAAGGCGGCAAAGGACGAAGCCCGCGCAGTTGAGCAAAGCCAGAAGTCCTATGACAGCCTGATTGGTTCGCTTGATCCAGCCATTGCTGCAACGCAGAAATTTGACGAGGCGCAGAAGTCCGTCACAGAGGCGCTGGCGCGTGGCCAGATCACCACGGAACAGGCGGCGCGGGCTATCGAACTGGCACGCGAAGAATTGACGCAAGCCTTTCTCGACATAGACGAGGCGCTGATTGACAGCGAACGCTTTGACGAACTCAAGGACGGTTTCCAAGGCATTGCAGAGTCGCTCTATGAGGCGGCAATGAATGGAGACAACTTGCTTGAGGTGCTGCTGCAAATCATCGCGCAGCGGCTTCTTATGAAGGGTCTCGACCAGATTAGCGGCGGGCTTGCAATGCAGGCCACGGCGAACCCCGGTGGGTTCCTAGCTGGCGCATCACGGTTTCTATCATTTGACGGCGGCGGATCGACTGGCAGCGGTTCTAGGACTGGCGGCTTGGACGGCAAGGGCGGGTTCACAGCACTATTACACCCGAACGAAACCGTGATTGACCACACTAAAGGTCAGACTTTAGGCAATACCCAATCCGTCACGCAGACCGTCAACATCGTTGGCGCAAGCGGTGACGCCCAGATCCGCCAACTAGTCGCGCAAGGCGTGCAGCAAGGCATGGCGCAAGTGCGCAAGGACGTGCCGGGTATCGTGCAGCGTCATACGAAGGTGTCCGGATGATCTTTGCAACTTTCCCGCATCAAGCGCTGTTCCAGTCCGTCCGCTTTGAACTGGTCGGACGGTCGGCATCGGGCGGTGTTGGCTTGTCCGGTGCGACAACCCGCGTTGCCAGCAATTCGGCGCACTGGAAGGCCGAGGCTACGTTTCTAATTCGCGGCGAGGAGGGCTTTCTCGCATGGCAAGGGTTCGTGGCGCAGATGCAAGGCGTCCTTGGCGAAACGCTGGTGCCTGCATGGTCGCGCTATCTGCCCCGCGATGGGCAAGGGCGCGGCCTGTCCCGCAAGGAGGCCGTCAGCGTGCCTCCGCTGGGTTTTGGCGACAACACGGGCTTTGCGCAGACTGACACCGTCCACGCCCGCCTAGAAGGCGCTGCGGCGCTGCGTGATAGCGCGTTCCGCGTGTCCTATGACAACACCATCGGCCTGCGCCCCGGTCACCGCATCGGGCTGGGCGAACGCTGCCACGACGTGATGAGCGTGGTGGATCGCGGCGACGGCACGGCAGATGTGCGCGTGCAACCGCTTCTGCGCCAAGCATATGCGAACAACACGCAGGTTATTCTGGACCGCCCCGTTTGTCGGATGCGGTTTGAGACTGAAAGCGACGGCGTCGTCAGCTTCGACACGTCGCCGGTCCAGTCGATCACGGTCAATTTCCGCGAGGTGATTTAATGACTGTCCGCGACGACATCATAGCAATCTCGAACGATAAGCTGCGCAGCGCACGGATCGCGGCGGATTACCTGATCTTCATGGACTTTCTGGACGCACCGCGCCGGGTCTGGACGGGCTGGGGCAACCTAGAGGCCGAGGGCCACACATGGCAGGGCGTTGGCGATCTAATCGGCGTGTCCGAAATCCCCGCGTCTACATCGGCCACGGCGGAAAGCGTCACTCTCACATTGCAAGGCGCGACGGCAGAAATGCAGGAACTTGCGCGGGCGTCTAAAACCCGCGTGCAGGATCGGCAGATCATCATCTATCAGCAGTTTTTCGACGTAACGCCAGACGATACCGACGTGCAGCCTTGGTCGCCATTGATGCCAGCGTTTGCGGTCTACAGCGGCAAGATGGACCGCATGGCCTACAGCGCCGAACGTGACGGCGATGCCAACTATCGGCGCAGCATTGAGCTGACGACATACGGACTTTTCACCAACCGCAACGCCCCGGCAAATGGCCGTTGGACGGATAGCGACCAGCAGCGCCGCTATCCCGGCGACTTGGGGTGCAGCCGGATGCCGATCTACGCCAGCAGCTACAGCCCGACATGGACCGTGTAAGGCTGGCGCGGGACGGGCAGGACGTTTCGCACGTTGTCCGGCTCACTATGGCGCTGGCAGAGGCCATAGGAGGCCCGCAGCGCGTCGATCCTGCGCATACGGGCGCACAGGTGCTGCGGCTCATGCACAGCCCCTCTGGCGTCGTCTACGTCAGCGCAGGCGGCTTTATCGCTGGCGAGGTCAGCAGCACGATCATCAACCCCGACCCCGTAGCGATTGAACACGGCTGGTTTGCGACCGATCGGTCTGGCCTGCGCCTGCTGGACGCCTTCGAGGCGTGGGCGAAAGACATAGGCTGCGTGGGCGTGAAAATGTCCACAGCGGCAATCCCCGGCGGCGTCGGGACGATACTTGAGCGGCGGCGCTACAAGCCCGCAGAATTGGCGTGGTTCCGGTAAATGGCAGTTTTTACATACATCGGTCTGGCGGTCGGTCAGGCTGCGCTAGGTCTTGGTCTATCTCTGAACGCAGCCGTCGCAATCGGCGTTGGTGCCGCAAACCTTGCGCAAGCTGCTGTGGTATCGCTGGTGCTGAACGCGCTAACGCCACGCCCTAGCATTCCCAAGCAGCAAATTCAGGCCACCATCAGCCAAGCGACCGGGCCTCGCACAAAGCTATATGGGCAAGCGCTTCTAGGCGGCACGCGGGCCTTCTGGGAAGTGACCGAAAATCGCCTCTATCAGATCATCGTCACGAACCATGGGCGCATTGATGGGCTAATCGGCTTCTGGATCGACGGTGCGCCGGTAACGGTCAACCCTGACGGGTTTGTCATGGATGCGCCGTATTACAACGACAACATCGGCGGCATTTTCGACCTAAGCGATATCATTCTGGGCTGGCGCGACGGGTCCGGCGATGGCGGCGACTATGCCGAGTTTCGTGAAATTTTCCCAACGCTATGGACCGAAGCACACGCGTTGGAGGGGCAGGCAACCATGTCTGCGAAGTTCCGTGCATCTGGGCCAGAGGAATATGGCAAGATTTTCCCCAAGGGGCCGAGCACCGATGTGCAAATGGAGGCACGCGGCGCACGGGTTTACGACTTCCGCACTGGCACCACGGACTACAGCGACAACGCGGGCCTCTGCATCGGTTCATATATAGACGATGCAGACGGTTGGAATGTCTTGCGGTCTGACTTTGACGCAGACATCTGGTCGGACTTCGCGGACCTATGTGACGAGCCGATGACCCTACGCGCGGGCGGCACATCGCCGCGCTATCGCCTGTGGGGCGTCGTCAGCCTGACCGATGACCCTAAGTCGGTGCTGGCGCGGATGCTGGCAACGTGCAGCGCACAGGTCTACCAGACGCCAGAGGGCAAGGTCGGCATTATGGGCGGCAAATACGTTGCCCCTGACGTGACGATTACAGGCGACGATATCTTCAAGTTCGTGCTGATCGAAGGCACCGAAAAGCTGGACGCCTCCAACGTGGTGCGGGGCATCTATACCAGCGCCGCACATTCCTACCAGGACACCGAAGCGGACCCGTGGGAGGATACGGCGGCACTGGCAACGCAGCCAGAGCGCAGCATCGACTTCCAAGCTGATATGGTGCCGGAACACGCGCAAATGCGGCGGCTGATGAAGCTGGAACTCGCCCGCAAGAACCGCCCGTTTACGCTGTCGATCACGACAAACCTTGTCGGCATCAAGGCCCGCTTTCCACGCGGCGAAGGCTATCACGTCATCCGCGTGCAGAACGATGATATGGGCTTTGACGAGGCGTGCGAGGTCATATCGCATAACACCTACGCAGAGGACATGGGCGACGGCGTGCTGCAATGGCGCTGCCAGATGGAATTGGCAGGCATTGATCCCGCGTGGAACGATTGGAACGCGCTGACCGAAGAAGGTGACGCGCCTATCGCCCCGGCAATCCTAGAAGCAGAAGGCACGCCTGTTCCGATCATTCTGGAACTAGCGCAATTCGAGGCGGGCGGCGGGCAAGGCGTTCGCGTGACCATCACGGACATCAACCGGCCCGATCTCGTGTTTGTCGCCCAGATCCGCAAGTCACCAAGCGGGTCATGGTCCGGCATGGTCGAGACTGACCTAGACGCCGAAAGCGTAGGCCGCACCATCGGCAGCACCTACGACGTGCGCGTCAAATACAAAGGCGGCGTCTATTCCGCGCCTTCATCCATTACAATCATTGACCCGGAGGCCCCGTAAATGGCAAATGAAATTAACGAGCTAATGCGCGACTTCAATAAGTGGAACAATGCCAACCCGCTGCCGATTGGCGACCCTGCGTCTGGTGCGTATGCGCCGACGAAGAAAGACCTGCGCGATTGGGCAACTGCGATCCAGTTGGAAACCGAAGCCGGTAGCCTGCTCAATACCAAGATCACGACAGAGACAGCGCAACGCATCTCGGCAGATAATGCGGAGGCCGACGCCCGCGTTGCTGGCGATCAAAACGCGATCAATGTCGCCACGTCTGTTAGCGCATCCAATATCGTTGGCGAGTTCGACGCATCCTCCGGCGCTTTCCCGTCTACGGTCAACATTGGCGGCGTGACGCGGGCAGTGCAGGCGAAAGACGCCTTTCGCGTGTCTGTCGCTGGCACGGTTGGTGGCAAGTCGTTTGTCATTGAGGATACCATCACCGCGATTAAGGCCGCGCCGTCTACATCGGTCTATGCGGGCAACTGGCAGATCGGCAAAGGCTCGCTGATTCTCAAGGCCGCAGACATTCGCCCATTCCTAACCGAAGCCGCCATGCTGGCCGCGACGGACGTAGTGGCAAACCAGCGGGCGCAGGTTGCGGGCCGCGAGTGGATATACAAGCCGCTTGGCACATACACCGCCAGCCCGACCGTCAAGACCGGCGCGGCGTTCCAGCTTGTCAGCACGTCGCTAGAACAGCCTGACTGCACCTTTGCGCAAGACACCCGCCCTATTGCTTTTCTGCGGTCGGTGCATGGGTCTAGTGCGACTGTGGAAGCTGTCTATAAAGACGGTAAGAAGTCCATAAATCTAGCTGTAAACACGTCTGGGAATGTGAAGTCGCTGGGCAACGTCTTTATGGACGTTAGCGACCGGGGACGCGTTAGCCTTGACGCTATGGGGCTAAAGCTGGACGGCACAGATGAGAGCGCGGCAGCGCAGGCGGCGTTCGATAAGTTGAAAGGTCGGAAAATATTAATTCCGGCGGGTAAAACGCTTTGTGCGGCTGGTATTTACCTTAACGGGTCGTCATGGGACGGCACTGACCTGCTGGTGGAAGGCGAGTTCAAACTAGCGCCTGCTTCAACCGTAAACGCTAATAATGGCTCTGGCCTTGTTTGGACAGGTATTGAGGCAAAAGGTTGTGACTTTACTGTAAACGGCAACTTTAACGGTGATCGGCTGAACCAGCAAGACCGTGAACAAACCATTATGATTACACAGGCTGGTGGATACCTCCGGTCTGACTTACTTAACTTCAAGGAATTGCGGGGTGATGGTTGCTACATCACGCAAGAGAACTTCAACACTCTTTCCGCTGACCCCAGCTTTGACCTTGGCGATGTAATAGGCGAAAACTCTGCCTATGATGGCCGCAACATGGTCACTGTAATATCGTGCGAATATGGCAGGATTAATCGTTTCGTTTCGCGTAACATCGGCGGTTTTGTTGGCAGCGGCATCCAGCCGGGAGGGTTGGACTTCGAGCCAAACTATTCTGGGCAGAAGGTCCGCAATGTTACGGTTGGTTATGTTGACATTGAGGGTATTGGCGGAAGCCCGTTGCAAATTTATGGCTCTCGCTACGACACCACAGGACACACTACACTTGAGCCTGAGGTGTTTGATGCAAACATTCATATTGGTTATGCTCGGATCGTTAACCACATCCCTGCAAACATTAATGACGGTAATGGAAACCTCACTCAGACAAATCGTTATGGTTGCTTGATTGAGGGTGCCCGTAACGTGTCAATCGGGTTCCTTGATGTTGAGTTTACGCAGGCTTACGGCCTAACACTTGGTATTCGTAATGGGTGCGAAGATATTTACATCAAGGGGCGCGGTAAAAAATCACAGGTTGCAGACTTTGGGACTGGTGTATCCACACTCAATAGAATTTCTAAGAACCTGAATGTAGATTTTGATATTGATGATATCAGCAGGTATGGGAATTTGCTTGGCCTAGTCACAGAAAGCAAAATTAAAGGCCGTCTGACCAATCCAAAAACCGCCTATTACAGTACAAGGTTTGGGGTGGTGGTTGAGAGGCCAATCCCCCTTGTTGACCTCACGCCTATTTCGGCAAGTCTGGTGGGGACTGACCTGTCCCACGACATCCCTGCAAACGCGAACTGGACGCGGGCTTGGCGTCATGGCGGTGATTGCGACTATACAAACGCACGTATTATCGGGTCTAAGCAAAATGGAACATGGGCAGACCAGACGGCAAAAGTCGGCGACATGCAAATCGCCCGCGAAGGTGCAAAGAATGTCACGGACTCCGACGCCCTACCTTCTGGCGGTTATTGGCTGAAAGGGACGGTCGTTCGCAACAGACTTGCGGGGACGGCAGGACAGCCGGAAAGCTGGATACGCATGACCAATGGCACGTCTAACACGCTGGGCACAGATTGGCTGGCTACAGGTGAAAGTGCTGGACCCACCGTGTTCACTCAAGCCACCACTTACAGCGACACATTGCTACACACGGCGACCGATGAAACTCAAGTTTATTCCGGCACTCTGACCGGGGCTAAAGTTGGCGATTTCATAGACGTTGCGCTTGTCGGCAATTCCTCAAATACGCATTATCGGGGCGAAATTGTATCTGCCAACCTTCTGCGCATCTATGGGATATGCCGGGGCGGGACTGATGTAACACTTTCCAACCCATCGTTTAAAGTGCGCTGGCAGTTAGGATAAGCGGGGGCCTTTGAAAGGACTTGAGACAAGCGGTAAGAAACGTTTTTTCCAAGTCTGATCGCTGGCCTTTCTATGGCGACGAATGTCGCAAGAGATATTACCGCCGTGGCAGTTGTGATGATTGGTAAATATATCCATCTGTTAGGCTCAGGCAAAGTCCGCAAGCCGATATCATGAAAGGTTACAGACAAAACTATTCCGTGCAGCAAATATATGCCATAACTGGCTTCGCCAAGTGTGCGGCTAAAATTTGCGGATAAAAGCCCAAACCAGTCATTCCCCGCTACAATAGGTAGAAAGATGACGAACAGCAGTATTCCACCAAGAGGTGAGTATATTGATGGAATTGAGCAAAATGCTATTACGCCAAATGGAATTGTCGCAATCGCAACCGACTTGTAGCGCAATAATTTAGCCCATTTATCGCACTTAGCTATTTCGATAGCCAAAACGCCAAGTATAAAGAAGGAGGGGGGCCTTGGTCCAAATCCTGCGCCCCTCGCCAACATTACAACAGCGCATAAGGCAAATATAAACGCTAACCGGTTTCCGCGACAGGGTTGGGACCGCTGAAAGAAAGCGATAGCGGGCAAGCTGAGATAGAAAATCCATTCCCACCTCAATGTCCAGAGGACACTAGCCATATCCTCTCTTGAAATTGTGCTGTCCATCATTTGCGGCATCCCTAAAAGGAACATCCAACGCAGACCGCTGGCTATGTCGATACCAGCTAAGCTACCCCCGCGATAAAAACCGATTGCAAAAAGGGCAGACACGGCAGTCCATAGTAGCGGTGTAATTCTAAATATTCGTGACGTATAGATGGGAATAAATGGAAAATGCCCGCTGCGATTGTCAAGTATCGCATAAAAAAGTGCGCCGGAAACCATGAAAAACAAAGCAACGCCACCGCTTCCTGCGTTCGCTAGGAATGTATTTGCAGGCAAGTCCCAAATTCCAGATTGCGCATAGACTTGCCAGACTGCGAAGTGATGTATGACTACGAGAAGTGCAAGGTATCCGCGTAGGCCATCTATTGACCCGAGCCTTGCCCCACTCGGTGTGGTGGGCGTTAGGCCTATTCGGGACAGGGTAGTGCAAAGAACGGCGGGGCAAATAATCGCTAGAAATATGGATGCAGTAACCATTTTAATCTCTCTATTTTTTGGTGGTTTTAGTTGCTGCAGAAACAATAAGCAATCGGCTGGCGGTAGGAGTGCAATCCATACCCGCCAGCCTCCTCGAAACCGACACTAAGGATACCGGCATGAGTGAGACACACATGGGGGCAGCGCCTCCGATTCTGCAAGCGGGGCCGCGCGAATGATAACGCTTAGAGGCATCCAGGCGCATTACCCCTACCGCAAAAACGAGTGGCGCATGGTCATCCCGGCCACGCTGCTGGGGGCGGCGCTGCTGTTCCAAGACGGCATGTTCGAGACATCGCGGTCATTCTCTGCACTAGCACAAACCATGCCGCAAGAGGCGTGGGGCGTGGCTCTGCTGGTCTATGCGTTCGTCCGGCTTGTCGCCCTGACCGTCAACGGCTCATTTGAGCGGTTTCGCTACTCGCCGCATATGCGGGTTTTCGCGTCCGTTGTCGGCATGGTGTTCTGGGGCTGGTTTGGCTGGGGCTTCTTGTCCGCTGCGATCTACGCCGGGGGCGCATTGTCCGCCGTGATTGTTTACCTCACCATAGTTTTCCCCATCGAGATTGAAAACGCGCTTAACGCATTGGCAGATATCAAGCCGCGCGGTGCGTAACGTGGGTTTCTTTGAATGGCTCCGGGGCGTTCCCGAGGAAACCTTCACCGAAATCGGCAAAATGATCATGACGTTTCTCGGTTTTTTAGCGGTTGGGCTAATTGAAATTCGCCGCCGCGTTTCACTGGCACGAAAGGATGATCCACCCCGCGCCACGCTGGAAGTCGCAGGCGCATTGGTTTCAGACGCGCACGCTAAAAGCATCGTGACTGCCCTGACGGAAAACACCCACGCGCTGCACCGGAACACGGACGCGGCCATTCGGGTGCATGACGCCGCCGACGACCTCAAGCTAGACGTGCGCGATCTGCGTTTAGAACTGCGGCACGGCAAGACGTAACCAATCACACATTGCTATAGCAAGAAGGACGCACGCTATGCGCCCGCGCGTGGTCGCATCGCCACACGTCGCCGTTCTGGCGGTGCTGGGTCGCCGTGTTCGGCCAGCGCCATTGCGAGACAAGCTGGCGGTTTTATTACATCACATTGAAGGTCAAAAACATGCGAACGCTCAACGAAATCATCGTTCACTGCACCGCGACCCAAGCGGACTGGCGTGACGGCCAATCCACATCGGCAAAGGTGGCGGAGGTCAAGCGCTGGCACCTTGGCAACGGCTGGTCTGATATCGGCTATCACTACCTGATCGACCGTGACGGGACGGTCGCAACTGGTCGGCCACTCGGCACGGTCGGCGCGCACGTTTCGGGCCGCAACACTGGCACCATCGGCATTAGCCTTTTCGGCGGTCATGGCTCGGCGGCAAGCGACACATTCGCGGACAATTTCACGCCAGCGCAGGACGCCGCCTTGCGCAAGCTGCTGGCGGATCTGATGGCTAAATACAGCATCAAGAAAGTAACTGGCCACAACGAATACGCCGCGAAAGCCTGCCCCGGCTTCAAGGTCAGCACATGGCTGGCAGACACACAGCGCGGCCCTGACGTGCATCCCGCAGAAACGGCAGACCTAGCCACGGAAGCCAAACTTATCGCCCTAGTGGACGCTGTGCGCCTGCTGGCCGATCAACACGACCCCCGCGTATAACCCGAAAGGAAACGCCATGACCCGTGAAGAAATCCTCGGCATCGCCCGCCACATCCTGACAACCGCAGGCGGCGCGCTTGCCTCGCGCGGCATCATCGACAGCACCGAGACCGAATTGATCGTCGGCGCAATCATCACTGTGGCTGGTGTCGCGTGGTCGATTATCGCCAAACGCCGATCCCCCAGCCTCCGACAATGAACCTTGATTACCGCAGACCCGAAAAGGCCCGTCAGCTTAATTGCTGGCGGGCTTCTTTCGTTTGGGGTGTCCTATTGTGTAAGGGGTTTCAGTCGTCATGAGAATATGCACGAAGCGCCTCAATAGACGCCATCATTTGCACAGTCTCGCCAGAGGCAGCCGCACGAACAGCCGCCCCGATTTCGTGCTGCATGAGCGCAATCGTAAGGTTCATTCCAGATGCCATTTCTGGGTGTTCAGCGGCGATCTTGATCCACCGATCCCGCTTGGCTTGTATCCGGTCAATCTCTCGTGGCAGCGCGTCGGCTAGAGTGTCCATCTGTCAGGTGTCCTTTGTGGGGTTAAAGTTTTCCGACAACTTCGCCGGTGTCTTCGTCCAGAATTTCCACGTTGCAGCGGCCTGATCCCTTGGGGCCCGTGACAATGCGAAACTCGGCTTCGTCCATGAACCGGCAAACGTGTGCAGCGGCTTCGTAATCGTTAAACACCTTGGCTGGCAGGTTCATCATGGCTTGTCGGTCCTTAATTTCTGTGTCTGGTTTGGGCTACATTGCCCCTCTATAAAAGACATTAGCAGCCCTGATCCTTCATGTCAATACGTGTATATACACACTAATACACGTATTGACATTTGCAGACTCGCAAACTATTCTTTACCTCATGATAATGGCACGCAGAAAAATCCCGCTGGGTCTGGCCTTAGAGCCTGATGTAATCGCCGCTCTTGACGAGTGGATTAAATCGCAACCCGTTCCGCCTTCACGCACGGCGGCGGTTGAGGCCGCTATCATGGCCTTTGTGAAGGGGAAGTCAGATGACTAAATCAGCCCTCTATCGCTTCTACGGTGAATCCGATGTGCTTTTGTATGTCGGTATATCTCAATGCCCCTTCACGCGGTCAAAGAGCCATGAAGCCAATGCGTCTTGGTATGGTGATATTCGATTTATGGAGGTTGAATGGCACGACACGCGCGAGGATGCGGCGCGGGCGGAACGTGTCGCCATTGATCGTGAGCGCCCGCAACACAACGTCGTGTATCGTCACGAGCCGCGCTACCTTGCTGCGTCCATGCTGTCGCCAAAGCGTGACGTTGTAGTTGATGCCGTGCCAAAGATGGCCCCGATGCAAGGGCCGATGCTGGGCAATTCCTATTCTGTCGGCTGGCCTGACTTCCAACCGGAAGGCGTTCCAAAAAGCCACATGTTCGGAGCGGATCTGGCTTCGATGCTGCTGGCGTTCAAGATATGCCGCAGGGGTGACATAATCTATGTTGAGCCGGGTATCCCTGTAACTGATCGGATGATGGAAGATGCTGTTCTTGAAGGCATACACGTTGTGACATCGTGACGCGCCGACATGTGCGCGATCTGGTGGTCGTCGCTGGATCAGGCTGACGCGCTGGACAAGATCGGCAAGGTCGCGGGCCAGAAGGTCAACCGCAATCAGGTCAACCGCCTTTGCAAGTATAGCCGGAACCCCGCCGATAGAACTTTAGATTAAGGAGCAAGCGCATGTCGGATCATAGTGCCATAGACGCAATCGAGCGGATCAGCGACGATCTGGCCCGCGATATTGGCAGACAGCCTAACGAACCAGAGTTAGCCGCGCGGCTGGCGTTGATCTTTGGAATTGGCATAGGGGCGCTGGCGGCTAAAACTCGCGACCCGGCGTCATGGATTGAGAGAATGACGCAATCCGCCAGAGACGCGGCAGAAGATGTTGCCGTCCAAACCAAACATTCATTCTAGGGAGGCTATGCTCATGCTCCATCGGACTGCGGCGGCTGTTAGGAACGGGGTCAGTCATCGGGCTATCTCCTGTGTGGTGGCCTATCACGGCCAAGATGGTGCGCTGCTGAAACACTGCACGGGCGCGGGCTAAGTCGCGGATGATCGCGGCGGGGTCGGTCAATTTAGGCTCACGCGCGGTGGCTTGCGTAGAGTGCCGCCAGTCTCTGCCTCAAATGCCGCAAACTGGTCAGGCCGCAACCGTATCGCTGCCGAAACTTGGCAGCGCGGGTATCTCGCATTAAACGGATGTATGCTGCCGATCTCGACGTTGTTGCCAAGGCAGAACATCACGAAGCGGGACATGCTGGCCTTAGAAAAGTTAAGCCCTTCTTCGCAGTGCATCCAGACGCGGCCTGCATAGTCATCAGGCCTTGCCTCCTGTGCCATCATGCAGGCGCAAGCACCGCTAGGCCATGTGCAGGGTTCACTCACAGCGCACCCCCTTGCACACAGGCGGACGGCGTGGGGCGAAAAACGGCAGGCACACATTCCGCGTTCGTTCGCGCTCTGTCCGGAGATGCGGCACACATATTTTGCAATGAAATCAGACCGACGCTAGGGATTTGCAATCCGCTGCGTAACCTCTCCGCCAACTCGCCGCCGTCCTTACGGATAAGGGCTTTTGGCACGCCTCCGAAGGGTGCGCAAGAGGGGCGGCACACATTGTGGCACACATTCACGATTCGACCCCGATCTGTTCCAAGCATCATCCTCTGTCCTTCTGTGCTTTGATCGCCCGGACTTTCTGCCGGACTGCTGCGGTGTAGTGCCGGACCATTTCGGGCGATTGCCCCGTCACGGCGGCAATTTCGTCGTCTGTGCAGCCCGCCAGTAGTAATTCGGCGGCGGCGTAGTAGCGCAGGCTGTGCAGATCCCATGCGCGGGCGTCGATCTTGTCGCGGGCTTGGCGCATCGCGTAGGCGGCGCTAAAATAGGTCCTCTGGGCTGTGCCCTTCTCGGCAGGCACGATGAACAGGGCGCGGCGCGGGGTGACGGCTAGGGTGGCGCGTAATTCGCTCGTGAACGGCAGGTGAAGGCGCTTCTTTGTCTTGTTCTGTCGGACGCGGATAGCATCGCCATCCAGATCGCCCCATTGCATTTTAAGCACGTCGCTGATGCGCTGGCCGGTGCCGATGCACAGTTCAAAGATTAGCCGCTCTACGGTGTCGCGTGGGTATGCGTCACGAAATGCCTTCACCTTTTCGACAGGCCAAGGTTCACGGACTTTCCCCTCATACTTGATCTGCGGCACATTGCTGACCGGGTTCGCGCCGGATGGCAGATGCCCCATATTGATCGCGTGCTCCATAAGTATGCGCAGTACGCGCAATCGGTAGTTAGCCTCGTGCGGGCCTGACTTTTTTTCGCTTGCATCGCGCCAGCCGACAACATGCCGCCGTTCGATGTTCTTTGGCCGCAGGTGTCCGATTGCCTCACGCCAAAACTCGGTTCGCTTGTCATAGTCAGATTTAGTGCGCGGTGCGAGTTTGCGATATCCCTCGCTGGCATGATAATGCCGGATCACGTCTGACACGGTTTCGCCCTTCGGCACAGGGATCGGCTCATTCAGCAGGCGTTCGCGCTCTTGATGCAATGCAAACGGCACAGATTCACCCGCTGAAAATTGCGTCTCTAACCGCACCCAAGGCGTCCCGCGCTTACGAAAATACAGCACGCCCCGGCTGTTGCGCACGATGTAGCTGGGGAGTTGGCCGCGCTTCATCAGATGTTCACCAAATCGGCAGGGTTGACCGCCTGGCGCTCGGCTTCAACCGGAACGATGCGGATAACGTCATCGCGCACTTCAACAACGCAGCCACCTTCGGATCTGGCGGCGCGTATTGCCTTGGACACGGTGGCCGCGCTTAGTCGGTGTGTTGGCCTTGCCTGCGTCATGCTTCGCCCTCCTTCGTCGTAAATATCGCGTCTATCCACGGCTCTGCGCGGTCTATCGCGTCCTGTATGCGGGGTGTGCCTTCCTGTCGGCAGGCTTGGCGCAGTTCGTCCACGGCCTTGCGCAGGGTGGCTATGCGGGCCTTGCCGTAGTGGGTGGCGTCTGGCGCTACGGGCATCGGTCGGCCTCCTCTCCGCATACGTCGCAGATGACGTATCCCTCGTTGCACTCCATCGTGCCGGTGCATGGCTTGTGGCGGTATCCGCGCGGCTGGTCCTCGTCAGGTTCCGGCAGGCGGTTACACAGTTCGCCGTCCTGCGTGCCGATCTGGTGCGGCTCGTCGGGGCTGGCTAGGGCGAAGCGCGAAAATGCGGGCAGTAGCAGATTCATGTCTTAGCCTCCGTTGGCAGTGGTTTCCATTCGCGCGGCGAGGGCGACTTGACCCACGAGTGCTGCGCGATGTCGTCCAGATCGTCCCACGCGGGGCGGGGCTTGCCGTTGTGGTAGTTGGGCCGCGCCTTGCGGTCGGCCTCGTATGCTTGGCGTCCGTCCATCACCATCCCTCCATCGGCGCATCAAACTGGACCCACTCGCACGGGTCGCAGCGGGTTATCTCGTCAAACGCAAACCAGCCGATCAGCACGATCCAGAACACCATGCAGGCGACTGCGGCGACGAGTATGCCTTGCCCTCCGGTCTGGTCGTGTTCCATCAGCTTGCCGCTGCGGATGTCGGCAAAGCGGGCGGGGGTGTCGGTGTGTAGGGTCATGCTGAACAATCCGATGCTGTCCGAAGTATTTCGTTGGCGGAGTGCAGTGTCTTGGCGGCGTCCTCGCACTTAGCCCAAAGCTGCGCCAATGCGGCCTCACGCTCTGTCCGGTAAAGTGCACCGCGAATGATACGTTCATTCCAATCGTAGTTGCCCTCTTTAAACCGCCACGACTTCCAGCCCTTCTCGGATTCGTCCCGTTCGCGGATGCTGACCTTTCTGACATGGCTGGTGCATGACCAGTAGGTTCCGGCGACGGGTTCACCGATGCAGCGGTCATAATCCACCCACATAAACGGCAGTGGATCTGGCTTAGCTTCGCGCGGCCACGCCAGCGCGGCAGTGATCTGCCATTGCTTCATCTCAGCGGCGGCGGCTTCTATCGCCCATTTTGGCTTGGCTTCGCGCCAGTCACGTTCCTCGGTCATGCTGTCTCCATCTGTGCTTTGCCCCAAGCGATTGCCTTCTCCACCTGCGCGTCATTCAGCAGGCGGGCGGGGTTGCGGGTTGCGTTGGTTGCGGCGGCGTAGCGGGCGAATAGCGCCTCGGTGCCGTCGTGGTTGCCGTTCTCGGCGGCGTCGATCAGGCGGGGCAGGGTCATGCATCACCTGTGGCGCGGTAGGCGGCTAGGGCTTTCCCTGCAATGATGTGGTTGTCGGTGTAATCTTTGCTGTCACCATCCGCGACAACATCCAGAACAGCGACCATCGCATCCGCCGATTCCACCCGCTTGCGCAGGGCCGCATTGTCCCGCGCCATGTCAGAGGCAACCGACATAGCCCCTGCATGATTCAGGCGAAGGCCGTCGTTTTCGGCGCGCAGGGCGATGATTGCGGCGTCTACATCTTCGCGGTTGTAGTAATCGCCGTGGTCATCCTCCTCCATCTGTCCGTAAGCGTCACATCCGCCGTCAACAGCGTATGGGCTGAACCGTTGCAGCGCGTTTTTGTCTGTGTCGGTCATTGCATCACCTTCATTGCATGGCGGGCGGCTAGAACCCGCAGGCGGTCGCTCATAAGCACGGCGTTGACGGTCAGGTGCGCAAAGCACGGCTGCGACGTGACCCAATCGCGGGCCTGTTCGTCGGTCAGTTCGTAGGCCATGAACGCCTCGTCTGCGGTCACGGTGAACGGCTCGTCGTCAAAGCAATGCGCTGGCACAAATGGCAGCGGGCGCTCAATTTGCAGGGTCATGATCAATCTCCCATTCCGCGATCTACTGGACCGCCATATGCGACAGGGTTGTTGCGGGGTTTCATGTCCAGATCCGGCCCGTAGCGGCATACCCGAGCAAAGTCGGCGTATTCCATCGCGGCAAGGCGGGCGTCTAGCTGGGCCTGCGTCTCAACGGGTGCAGCGTCAAAGAAGTCGGCAACGCTGTGCGGGCGGCTCTGCCACCACGCTTCTACGTCAGGCGGACCAAGCTGGGCGGGGGTGATGGATGGCGTGTGGCGGCTCATTTTGCACCGTCGATCATGTAGGCGGGCGGGATAATTTCGGCCTCGTGGATGATCTGCCACGGGCTTTCGGGCAAACGCACATGGCGCTTAGCTGGCACGTCGATAACAACGCGGGGAATGGCTACACCGTAGGGGGTGACAGTATATTGGGCGGCATACATGGTGGGTATCCTTTCGGGGTTCAGTTTGCGGTGACGTTTGCGGGGGAGACTGCGCCAGTGGCGTAGAGGTGCGCAGCGCGGGCAATCTGCGGCGCTTGCCACAGCAGGCCGAACACCAGCACCGCCGTTGTGACGCCGTGCGCGAGGTAGTGGATGCGGTCGGTGTGGGTCATTGCTCTCTCCTTCCGGGGGTTGGGCCGGTATGAGTGATACATTATGTATCGCACCTAAGCATGTCAACGCATTTTGTATCGCTAGAGCGCAAATAAAAGAATTAGCCCCGTTTCACCCAAAGAATCGGTGCGGCCCATTCGACCTCTACTGAACGGATCGGCGGGGCGTTGTAGCTTTCGAGGGTCGCGGTGCATTTGCCTTCCGCACGAACCATCTTCACAAACTTGCGGCCATCAGTGAGCGACACAACGCACTCTTGCCCGTCAACGCGATCTAAGGATGTTGCGTGTTTGTCGAAGATGAGAATGTCACCATCCATGTATCGTGGATACATACTTTCACCGCGAACCTTAACGGCCACAGCTTCTGGCCCGATGCCTGGTGGTGGGTCAATGTCGTCTAGGCTTCCGCCATCGTCCACCGCATAAACCTCTGAGCCAGCGCCAACGTATCCAACAAGTGGCACGCTCTTTTTGGTTGAGTCTCCGACGCCAAGCAACAGCCATTCCGCCGATACGCGAAATGCGCGGGCATATCGAGGCGCTGCCGTCCTTGGTATATTTCGCTGGCCGTTTTCGTGGGCGCGATAGGTTGATTCAGTCCAGCCAAAGCGGCGGGCCGCATCTACTGCGCTTTCGAACCCTGCTTGTTCGCGGGCGGTTTTGAGGCGGTCGTGCATTTCCATTCCGATCATTTATCACCCCTAGCGATACAAAAGGTGTTGACATTGGGATTGGTGTGATACATTTTGCGTTGCATGACACATGAACAACTCATCAGCATCTGGGGCGACCGCAAGAAACTGGCGGATGCAATCGGCGCGGGCGAAACGACTGTCCGGGCTTGGTTTAACCGCAAGTCGATCCCGGCGCGCTATGACCCCGCGATCATCAAGGCAGCGGCGGTTGCTGGTGCCACGATCACTCCGAACGATCTCTATGATGTCCGCGCATCGTTGATCGCCCAAAACGACGAAGGAGCGGCGGCATGATCCAGATCGCCGCTCCATCCCGCCAGTCTCCTGTTTCACCCTTGCAAGTGAAACATAGGAGCACGGTCATGAAAATATCTGCACATTCTGCAATCGACCACAAATCAGCATCCCGCAAGCGTTTTGCGGCAATGCTCTGGATGGCGTTTCCGTCACCATCAGAACGCGACTTATCAATTAAGGCGGCAATGGTTCTCGACGTGTCACCGCGGCAAGTCGTCAACTGGTTGCGCTGCGAACATGATGCCGCTGTCAGCTACGTCTTTGCCGTAATGGCAATCGCGGGTGCTGAAATCGTCTTTCGGGGCGGTGACAAATGAAGCGGGCATATCTCTACATCATGGCCCGCTTCTATCAGGTCCGCGCTGATGCGGCCCTTGATCGCTGGCACACGCTTTCAGCGAAAGCTGCGAAATATTTTTCAAGGCTGGGCCTATGACGGCCGGACTTGCACGAGACGCCTCCCCCGAGGCTGCCAAGGGCGATACTTCGCCCCAACTAAACCCGGCGGGCGATGCGTCCCACCCTGACCTCGCCGGGTCTTTTTCGGTCACGTTTCCTTGGCCGGCACCCGGCGTCCGAACGAATGCGCGGGGCAACCGCGGCAAGCGGGCGATGCTCGTTAAGCAGGCGCGCACGTCAGCCGCGCAGATCGCATGGGATGCAGGGTTGTCGCCGATGTCGGACGTTCTGCCGGTGAAGGTTACGTTTCACCCGCCGAACGCCCGTGATGACAAGCTGAACCGCATGGGCAACGTGAAAGCGATGTTCGACGGGATCGCAGATGCACTGGGCGTCAACGACAAGGCTTTCGACCCAACGCCGATCAACGGCGAACAGGTTCAGGGTGGCGCGGTTGTCGTCACCTTCGCAGAAATCCCCGCCTAGACGGGGTTCACCACACCGGGCCGGGTCTTGGCAGACTGGCGGGG